TTCAAATAATTTTGTTTCTATTAAAAGATTCTTCATTCTTATTTTAATTCTTAGTGTTTAAGTAAATCATTTATTACTTTATCGTATAATCTACTGCTATTTGTATTACCAGCTCCAGTAAATCCTTTTTCTTTTTGTAAATAAGCAATTACTTTATTTCTTAAAATTCTTTCAACATCGTTATTTTGAATCATTTTTTTAACAGCTGCTTTAACATCATCCATTTCAGGAAATTCATTACCATTGGCATCTCTTGCTTCTGTTGTCATACCATACCCACATTCACACATTTCAGTAGTTAAACCACAATGAGGACAAGTTTTTTGTCCAGCCTCATCAACTACATCATATCCAGTCATTGATGCTAATCTTTTTGCAGTTTTCTTAGCTTGAGATGCATCTTTACTAAATGCAGCTGGAGTATTGTATCCTGCTACACCACCAGTGCCACTCATTTCATTAGTGTTTTCTTTCTTTTCACTTTTGCCATTCCAAGCAGAATCAATTTTATTAAAAAATGATTTCTTTTCTTCATCTGACATAGATGTGATAGATTTACCAGCTTTTTCTAAAGCTTTTTTGAAGAATGCTTGGTACTCTGTTTCCTCAACCATTACTTCTTTTACGATTTCTTTTAGTCTGTTTCTTGATATTTTCATATTATAATCCTCTTACTTTTTCTGAAAGATTCATTATTCTTTCTTTGATTTTGTTTAAACTCTTATGAGTTCTTTTATAGTAATCTTCTTTTTTAAGACCGTTTTCAGTTTTTAATTTAGAATACCAATTAACAAATTTTTCAACTTCAGATAATTGAGAATGTATGCTACTGATACCCTTACCTATTTTAGCTTTTGGAGAACCATCTTCATTTTTAATTGCTAACCAACGATTTTCTTTTAAACTACCTTCCTCATCATCTTTAGCCAATATCATACCGCTTGTATCAGCAATAGCACCATCATCTTTTGATTTTGCTGCCGTTGGTTTCATATCTAAAGGTTTTTTATTATTAGCTGGAATATCTTCGCCAGATTTTAAATAATCTTTAGCTTCTTCTAATTGTACTTCTACAATTATTTCTTTTATAATTTCTTTTAAATTATTTTCCATTTACCTTTGATTTTAATTCCTTAATAAGCTCATATGAAAGCATAATAGATGAAACTTGATTATCAGATATAGTTTTTCCAATTTTCATTTTCTCTAAAACAGAAATAGTTTCTGATAACTTAATAGTAGTTACTTTATCTGAAATTTTAGATTTGATTGATTTTAATTCAGATACTATTTTTGGTAATTCTATACCTACATAGTCTTTGAATTTGGTAGTATTAGTAATATTATTTATATATTCTTTCAATAGATTCTTTTGAGAATCATCTAAATTTGTATATTTTTTATTGAAAGTTTCTACAAGTATTTTGTAAGTAAGTAAACGAAGGTCTTTATCTTGTTGTTTATAGGTCTCAATAAGTTTTTTATCTTCTTGAGGTTGTAGTTTTTGTACAGGCTTAGATGTAATATTTTCTATTAGAGTAATTTTGGAATTAAAAATATCTTTGATATCATAACCTTCCGTTTGCTTAGATTCAAATACTTTATATATAGATGCTAATACTTTATAGTTTGTTATAGGAGAAGATAGGAAATTTTCTAATTCAAATTTTGAATTTATTTCTTTAATAAGACTATATTTTTCCTTAGAAAGCTTTATTTGATTCAATTTAGTATGAGCTTCGCATACAGTTTCTACAAATTTATCCGCTTTAGTTTCAGAATTATATTTTTCTTTCAACAGTAAATCATAAAGACGTAACTCTTTATTTAATTCTGTGGAAGGTCCAAAGAACTCTTTTACAATATTTTTAGCGTTTTCAGTCTTATCGCCATTAAGAACTTCCAATGTTATTTGTCTTACTAAAAGTTCAAATAACACCCCAGTGTTCTTAAACTTGGAATGTTTAATTTTTTTCATTTAATTACCCTATATTTGTTCTAGCCTATAAACTAACACATATAAATATAAACTTTTAATAGTTTATTAAAATTTGGTGTCATCTAGTATATTATTTTCATCTAAAAGGTCAGATTTTTTTTCATTTTCGCTTAAAATCTTCTTTTTTGATGATATACCATTGATATATTCACGTGCTAATTTTTTGGCATTTGCGTTTACATTTCTATTATCCCTAACTCTTTCCTTCTCATTTTCTTTGTTACCTAAAGGGTCTCTACCATATGGATGCTTATCTTTACCATAAGTGTTTCCTTCTCTTGGTCTTCCACCTTCATTATCAACAATCTCTTGCTTCATTTTTTCAATCTCCTCCTCAACATTTGTTTGTTGTGGTGGATTAGCCGGGTCTTGTCCTTGCTGTTCTATTGAATTTACTCTAAATCTATCTTTAACATCCAATATAATTTTTGCTCTTTCTAAATCAATCTCATCTTTACTCATACCAAATACATTATGGTATGCCCAATCGGTAGATAACATATTAAGACCTTTAAGGTCAGTTGCTAATCTAACTTTTTCAGACCATAAATTAACTTTTTCCTGCTCATAGATTGTAGAAGCGTTAGTTAAGGATAATTCAAAGTTTGCTAATTCAGCATCATCTATACCTTTAGCTGCAAGATGTACTACTGCAATTTTTGCTAATTCACTAACAACTGTTCTTTGTATTCTTTCAATCGTTCTAGCAAAACGAACATCTTCTGCTGCTAATGTAGCTTTACCATTTACATTCTCATCATAAGATAAGTAAGCTTTTGGTACTCTCAATGCTGCAAATAATTTATTCTTTAAGTAATCAATATCTTCAATTGCTGCATAATCTAAACCTTGCAAGTTAGTTATTTCAGTACCACTATCACTACCACGAACAGGTAGGAAGAAATCTTCAGTAAGGTTTTGGATATTATATTTTAAGTTGTAATCACCAGTATTTTTATCAACAAATGGAGTTTTTTTCATTTTGTTAATAATCTTTTGCATATAGTTATCCACTTCTTGTGGTGGAATATTACCTATATCAATTTTGAACACTCTTTTTTCAGGTGCTCTCATAATACGATGGATTAACATCGCATCTTCCATTAAAGTTAATTGCTTCCAAATTCTTCTAGCATTTTCAATCATTGATTTACCATAAGGTAGGAAGTTTGTATCTGATAACATGCGGAAGTGAGCCATCTCATATTCTTCGTATTCTTTTTTACCAAATCTATCTAATTCAACTCTATACTTTACATAATAAGAATTATTTGGGTCAGTACCTTCTAATCTTTCAGTATTATAAACTGAATATGGATGTATATTTACAATACCAGCATCAGGCGCTATTTCCAATGCTAAAAAAGCATCTCCGTATTTAACTAAGTTTCTAATCCAAGGCCATAGGTTAAATTCTATATTCATTACATCATAGAATAAATTATGTAGGATTTCTCTAATATTTTCATTCTTTGATTTAATTTGAAGAACATCACCATATTCATTCTTTGTTGTAGATTCATCTGCGTATATGTCTAATGCAGAACCAATAATAGGGTCATTATCCATAGCATCATAATCTCTAAATAATTCCCTACGAACCTGATGATATGCCATTGATTGAGCTCCTTGCTGAGTCTCATAATAAGAACGCTGTAATTTTGTATATCTATCTCTTAGATTTACAAAGTTTGTATTCATTTGGCGGTCTTCATAATCCACAACTTTGCGTTTACCATCTTTATCAACGGTAACTACTGCGTTTTGGGAGAATAGTTTTTTTAACCTACCAAAAAAACTTCTATCATCATTTTGTTCGTCTGCCATAATTTATTGTCATTTTCTATTTTGACATATACCATAAATATCGTAAAATATCAAAACAATATTATTTTATAACCATTCTGTTAAATCTTCGAAATTATCACCCACTCTCATCTTCCAAGGATTATCATCAGGCTCAGCTCCTCCATATATTCCAGTGTATTGCATATTAGATGAAATACCTCCTAATGCTCTTTTTGTTAAATCAATACCTTCTTGTCTTAAACGAAGTGCAGTATCCCTAACCCATAATGAAATTGATAATGCCATTACCAAGTCATCATTGTAACCCTTCATAGCCTCAGCTCTACCATTCATATAAATAAATGTAAATAATTCATCTATTAAACGAGTAGAACGAATTATAATTGATTTTTCTCTAAAATATTCATCTAATTTAGATATAATCAAAGGTCTAGTTTTAGATGTAGTTGAAAAACCAGCTACCATACCTCTTTCTTCTGCTCTATATTTATTTCTCATTTGATTTTCAACATCAACATATTTTAAATCCTTACTCATATAGAATAAGTTTTTATAATCTCTATCAATTACTTGTTGAATACAAGCCCAACCAATGTTTGCGTTCTCTATTACCAATAAAGCATCATTATATTGTGTAGATAACTCTACTAAAAAATTTCCAAAATCTTTTGTATCTACTTTACCTTTATATTCTGCAACTTGAGTTGCTGTTTGTATATCAATTACTTGAGCAGTGGAATAATCGGCTCCATCACCTCTGGCCACATCGGCTACAACCATATAAGAACCATTTGGTGCTGGATATTCCCATCTCCAAAGATTTCCATCAAATCCTGTTTTTTCCAACGGCTCTTGAACATATGTTTCTTTATAAAACATTAAAGTTTCAGGTTCAATTACAGTTTCACCAGAAGATACAAA